CAATGCCAGTAGGTGCACCAGTAAACGGTACACTATGGTTTGACCCAGACTTAAACGACTTAGACATTTATGAAGCGGCTCTAGACAGTGGCGTACAAAAATGGCTTAAAGTAAGTGACATTCAGTATATTACTACTGCTCCACTAACAAACAAAAGTGGCGGATCTCTAGGAGATGGCGACTATTGGATTGATACTGATGCATCAGGTTATCCTGTAATTTACAGACATAACGGAACATCATGGATTGTTAAAGACAAAACAGACCAAAGTACAAGTGCAGGTGTTGTGTTCGGTGATATCACTGATCTAGCAAACGCAGGCGGTGCCTTTGTTGCATCATCAGCCGTACTAGCAGGTGGACCTAATCCACTAGTATATCCAGTAGGTACATCAGCAATTAACATGTGTCGTTCAGCAGCTACTGTTAAAAAATATGACAGTTCACTAACAACTGCATGGAAATGGCGTAACTTTGCAGGCAATCAAGCAGATGGTTCAGGATCATTTGGTAGACTTGCACAACGTAGAGTTATTACTAATGCTATGCAGGCAAGTGCAGCCGGAACAGAACTTCGTGAAGAGAATGTTCAATTCCGTTTAATTGCCGCTCCGGCATATCCAGAAATGTTTGATGAAATGGTTACACTAAACAGTGATCGTAATGAAACAGCATTTATTATTGTAGATACACCATTCCGTATTAACAATACAGAAGCAGTTAATTGGATTGACGGCATAGGTGCAACAGAGAACGGTGAAACAGGACTAGTAGGAAAGAATACTTATTCAGCAGCCTATTACCCAAGTGTGCTAACAACTGATCCAGTAAGTGGCAAGAGCGTTGTTGCTCCTGCATCACATTCAGTACTATACACATATGCATATAACGACAACGTTAGTTTCCAGTGGTTTGCTCCAGCAGGACTAACACGTGGTGTTGTACAAAACGCAACAAACGTTGGTTACCTAAATAGTGAAAACGAGTTTACTCCAATATCACTAACACAAGGATCACGTGATGCAATGTATGTTAAAAAACTTAACCCAATTGCAAGATTTCCTGCAGAAGGAATTGTTGTATTTGGACAGAAGTCATTACATTCAGGTGCAAGTGCATTGGATAGAGTTAACGTAGCACGTTTAACAGCATACCTAAGAGAACGATTTGCAGTTATTGGCAGACCTTACTTGTTTGAGCCAAATGATGCAAACACACGTTCTAATGCTAAAGGTACATTTGAAGGCTTTATGTCAAATATCCTAGCACAACGTGGTGTGTATGACTATGCAGTAGTTTGTGATACAACAAACAACACTCCTGCGAGAATCGATGCTAATGAACTATATATTGATGTAGCAATTGAGCCAACTAAAGCGGCTGAATTTATCTACATTCCAATTAGAATTGTAAACACAGGCGAACTTAGTTAATAAACATATACTTAACTACAAGAACGGTGTCTAGAAATAGGCTCCGTTCTTTTTTGACTGTTTTGCATAAATAATACTATAGACAAACACTTTTTAAAAGGAGATTTAAGATGGCTGTAATTGCAAATTTTGGTGTACCGGTTTCCGGTGGTGGTGAAGCCACATTAATGCCGAAGCTACAATATCGTTTCCGTGTCAAGTTCACAAACTTGGGAAACAGTAACAATGGAGCTCTAGTAACTAAGAATGTTATTAGTGTTACCCGTCCAGCACTAGACCATGAAGATGTTACAATTGATGTATACAACTCAAAGATTCGTTTAGCTGGAAAACATACATGGCAGGATATTACACTCGTTGTTCGTGACGATGTAAACAGTGATGTAATTAAAGAATTAGGCAATCAAATTGCTAACCAAGTTAACCATGCTGACCAGAGTGCTCAAAAGAGTGGCTCATCTTACAAATTCAAAATGATAATCGAAACACTAGACGGTGCTCACGATGAAGGTGATGCTGGCGTACTAGATAGTTGGGACGTTACAGGATGTTTTATTCCTAGTATCCAATATGGAGATCTAAACTATAGTTCAAGTGAATTTGTTCAGTGTACAATAACTATTCGTTATGACAATGCAGCTCATAACATTGCTGGAGCTGACGTACTAAGTAGTAGTTCAATTACAGCTGGCAGTGGTGATAGTGCATCAGTAACAACGTAAGAAGATAGAAAATGGGATTAGGCAAATATCTAGGCGATTCCGCCAGTACATTATATAATACTGAAGGTAACCAAATACAGTCATTTATACCCAGATCTAGATTCAATTTTGCTGTTATTTTAACTCTTGTTGGTACTGATGGTGCTGACAAGAGTCTTTTTCTAAACAAAATTTCAAGTGTAACAATGCCTAGTTATTCAACTAGAACACAAACACTAAACCAATACAATAAAAAACGTGTAGTAACAACTGGTGTAGATTATCAGCCAGTTCAACTTACTGCATATGATGACGTCAGTGGAGAGTTTGAAGAGTTTCTAAAAAACTATAGTAGATTTTATTTCGGGCAAACACTAACAGTAGATGATGAAGGTTCATTTAATTATGATTTACTTAATGATAAATTTTCTAGTGTCAGTGGCTACAGCCAAGCAGGTCTAAAAATAAGAGATACTAAAAACTATATTAAGAATTTGAGAATTATAAGAACATCTAGTAAAGAAGATGTTAACGTCATCACAATATACAATCCTTTTATACAAAATATTACACCTGATGCACTAAGTTATTCAGAAAGTACACCAGTTAGTTACAGCATAAACTTTATGTACGAAGGATTTGATATACGAAGTGGCTCACAGGCCCAAGATTTCTTCAAGGAATATTACAACCTAGTTAACGACTAAATACTAATATGGCAAAGTTTCAGCAAGGAGTTTATACTCTAACTAACCCAAAAAAGTATATAGGCAAAAGTCAGCCTAGATATCGTAGTGGTTGGGAGTTAGCAGTATTTAGAATGTGTGATGCTCATCCAAGTATAGTTGCCTGGGGTAGTGAAACACATAGAATTCCATATAAGAATCCCTTAACAGGAAAACATACAAATTATGTTCCTGATCTGTTATTAGTATACAATGATAGAAAAAATGAACGCCATGCAGAAATTGTTGAGATTAAACCAAGTAAACAAATACTAGGTGAAGCAAAGACTCAGGATCAAATGGCGGCGGCTGTTGTTAACCATGCTAAATGGGAAGCGGCCAGAGCCTGGTGTAAAAGTCAAGGCTTAGGCTTTAGAGTTATTACTGAAAACGAGATCTTCAATAAGCCTCAAACCTCAAATAAAAGAAGGAAGAAGAGATGACAAAGAAACTAGAAGAAGAATTTAATCTACCACCCATTGAAGACATTTCATTGTTCGGTGAAGAAGCAATACCTATTGAAGCTGGTGAGTCAACTATTGAAACTTCCAAACAAGATATAGCATTAACACAAAATACTCTAGAAGTAACACAACGTATAGATAGTGCTTTGCCAATTGTACAGGGCTTAGAACAATTGGATAGAGAGATGGATGAATATGCAACAAAGGCAATGGCTACATTCGAGGACTTGGTTGATCTTGGAAAGAATGTAGAAGATAGACATGCGGCGCCTATATTTGATAGTGCAGCCAAAATGATAACGGCGGCTCTACAGGCAAAACAAGCCAAAATGGATAAGAAGATGAAGATGATTGAACTACAGATGCGTAAAGCAAAGTTAGATCTTGATACCCGTAAGGTAGATGCCAGTCTAGAAGGTAAAGAAGATGCTCCCGAAGAGATCGAGGGCAAGTTTATTGGAGATCGTAGCAGTATGTTAGCAGAGATCATGAATAAATTGAATGAAAACGATAAATAATAGTAGCGGAGAAATGTTATGAAATCTTATAAAGAATATCTAAAAGAATCAAAACAATCTTATAAGTTTCGTGTGAAATTAGCTCAAGAGCTTTCGGATGAACAAATAGATAAGATTGAACGTCATCTTGGAAAGTATGATGTAACGAGCGTGAGTGCTCCTAAAAAATTAATGCTACAAAGCACACCTTACGATTTCCCCACCCTGCGTGGATATGAAATCTTTGTTATGGAATTTGAAACAGACAGAGTTGCAAGCGCCTATCAAATACAGGTGGAGCTCAGTAATTTGTTGGGCCTTGGAGAGGGTCTAATGAAAGTTCGTAGTGAACACGAACCATTAGAAAAGCAAGAACAGTCAGCATTAGAAGGTTCGGATAAAGAATCTGAGGCTCTACTAGCAGATGGTAACTATGGTGAAGCTGAAAAGATAAACGGCGAAGATTACTATGGTGATAAGTACAACACTAAGTTCGTACAGGAATTATTAGCTCTCCGAAAAACTAAAGAGAAGGAAAGCAAATGAGCGACTTAGACAGAATTTTAAAACTATCTGGTTTAGTACAAGGCAATGGCTTTGAAGCACCAGTAGAAGAAAGCAAGATGTCCGATTTAGACATTGAAGCACAAGACATGAGCAGAGAAGACTTTATTGAAGCACATTCAGGTACACTAGGTGGTGCTGAAGCGGCTGGTAACTTTTGGGACGAATCTAAAGAATCAAGGGATTCAAATGAAGGTATTGAAACAGAAGCAGTAGGTTCTTTTGCAGATCCAATTTTAGATTTATGTGATGAAGTGGGTTGTGATCCAGATCATCCAGTTTTAGCTGATCTAATTAGATATTTAGATGGTGATACTATTGCAGACTTTGTAAAAGAATTCCGTAGTAATCATGAATACGATAACGGAATGGAATATGAATCAACAGAAGAAGTTGAAGAAGCAGAAGTTGAAGAAGCAGAAGTTGAAGAAGCAGAAGTAGTAGAAGCTGAAGGCACGAGAACAATAGAAGTCAACAAAGACATTCAACTAGCAGGTGATAGTATCTGGGATAGACGTAGTGAGCAAATGACAGAAATGGTTTTTGTTAAAGAAATTAGTATTTCCGAAGATGAAGATGGTTACCTAAGTGTTGAAGTTGAACATGATGGACCTTGGGAAATTTATACTGACACAGCATTTCCAGAAGCAATTAGTGAAATATGCGGATGTGAAGTTGACTGGTCAGAACAAGGAATGCAAGACGAAGGAATGGCACACCTTGAAGGCGAATTAATGGAAGCATACGAAAGTATTAGTGAGACATTTCATACAGAACTTATGAGAGAACTAAAAGACTAACTGTCCAAGAGGGTAGTTGAATTGATTTTTGAAGGAGATCAAACAAATGAATGAACTAGAAAGAATTCTTAATCTAGCAGGAGTAAGTTATGAGGCTCCAAAGAAGATTGAAGAAACAACAGAAATTGCTGAAGAGCAAAGCCAAGCACAAAAAGATGCATTCGCAGATATGTTAGCCAAGAAAAAAGGCAAAAAGGGTCCTACAACAGACCATGAAGAAGAGCATGTTAAAGAAGATGCAGGATTTGAAGATGATGCGAGAATTGCCAAAAGAAACCAACAAGATGATGACCAACTAGAAAAAGAATACCAGGCTAATAGACAACGTAAAAAACGTAGAATTAAAGATCTAATGTCACCTAATCCAGCTAGTGAATTTAGTCATATGTATAAAGAAGATGATCTTGATGAAGCACCAAACGAAGGTAACGAATTTTCCGGAGAACATAAAAAAGCCAAAGATGCAGGCAAAGACGAATTTGAAGTAGGCGGAAAGAAATACAAAGTTGAAGCAATTGATGAAGCTGATGATCCAGACTATAGTAAAGATAACTTAGATCTATGTGATGATTGTGATATGCCTAAAGACGACTGCGAATGTGATCATACAAATGAATCACTAGAAGTTGTTGAAGAGTCACCTACAATGGATACTACACAGTTAATTACCCTACTTAAAAACTCAGGCATTAGTGAAGATCAAATTGCTAATCGTTTAAAAGTTATTGAGGAAGAGTTTGGAAACACTCCTGAAGGCGTTGGTGAAACAGAGCCTACAGTACATGGTAGTGATGACAACTATAACTTTGCACAAGCAGTAAACCTAAGTCTAAAAAGATATTTGGATGCAGCTGATATGAAAGTACAAGTATCAGAACATACAAAAGAAGACTTAACAGCAAAGTATCTAGCATCTAAAAAGTAAAATGCAAGGATTAAACTGGTCACTTAACGGTGATAAGAGAAGATTGAATATTGATTCCAGCAGTAGATGTAACTTATCATGTCCAGGATGTGGTAGAACACACAGCGTTGCTGCTGGAACCAATGGCTCAATTGAAGACATGCCAATGGAATACTTCAAAGCACTAGTACGTCCAGAAAACAAAATTACCGATCTAACATATAATTTTGCACTAAGTGACCCCATTTATAGTGGGGTTATTTTAGATCAAATAGCATATCTGAATACACTAGATGACAGACCCAGAATTCAAGTTAGTACTAATGCAAGTGGTCGTAAACCCAAATGGTGGATCAAGTTTGCAAGCCTATTAGGACAAAGAGATAGAGTAGATTTTGCAATAGATGGTCTAGAAGACACAAATCATATTTACAGAGTTAATGCTAAATGGGATAGTGTTATGTTAGGTGCTAAAACTCTAAGAGAAAATTGGAACCCACCAAATGGTGGAATGATGTGGCGTTATGTTATATTTGAACATAACTATCATCAAGTATCTGAAGCACAAAAACTAGCAAAAGAACTAGGCTTTAATAGATTTAGAGCTATCGTAGGTGATAAAAGAACACCTAAACATATGATATTAAAAAGTAAAACATGGGAAGAAGTAGAAGTTGATTTATCCGAAATGTAAACATAAAGAAAGCCAAGTACCAGCAATAAGATATGATGGCTATGTAGTTCCTTGTTGTCACTTCGGACAATGGCAAGATATAGATAGATTCAGAGACCGTATGGGAGATCTTGTGGAAACAATGCACATAACTAATGGTACTCTGGAGGAGATCAATAACAGTCCAGCCTGGAAGTACATTGAGGATAGTTT